GTTTATTAGTCTGTGCTGCTATCCACATAAAACGATCCGAATACAGTGTTTGCTGTAATCGGTAGAGTGATTCTTCATCTAAAACATCATGTTTGACACTAATCATGTGGGTGCTGTAATCTATCCTCTACCCAATGATCTTCGTTTTGTATGTTTGCTGCTTTCACATATCTCATGATATGATCATCAATCTGTTTGTATATGGGATGTAAATCTAGATCCATATTAATATCATGAGCAATCTGCGTTACCTGTGACTCTGTAAAACAGTGGTCAGGGTGTAGCAGATCACAACATGGAACTCTCTTCTCTATGAGTTCATTGAGATTCATACGAATCTCATAATCTCTGTATACTGGCATTAGATCAGGTCTTTATAGTATAATTATAACACATTTTTTACCAATCGTCATCGTCCCAATCAATTTCTTCCCCTTCTCCATAAAATGAATCATACGAGTCTGCATCTTCTCTATCAAAATGATTTATACCCCACTGTAGCATCTTATATCCCTCTAAACTACTGAATGATATAGTGGAGTCTCCCTCATTCATACAAAATCCACGCTTCAACCACTCTGTGAGTTCATGTTCTGGGTGTGCTTCCATCATGAGGTTGAGTAACTCCTCAAATTTGTCACGTTGTAGATGTTTGTATTCATTCCATGGATAATCCTGATGGTCTTGCCACACTGGTTTATTACCATCTTCAATGAACATTGTCATCTATCAAATACCTCGATGTGTTTTGTGATCCACTGTCCTCCATAGTTTAGTACAGCTTCTTCCATAGTGAAAGGTTCCTCTGTATATTCTATCAGATAACCTTTGTTTTGAAAAGTTACTGTTATTGGATCATCACTTGATCTGAATATAGATCCTTCACGATGCTCTGTCTTACCATATACACAATTTTCTGTTGGTATGAGATATGAATGACTATACATGGGTTGGAACATAGTCTGTTTGTTTATAACATGCACAAAACGTCGTAGACATGGCATCTTTCCTGCATCAGGGTCGATACCAACACAGAGAGCACCTCCACCTTCGGTCAATGATGTAAACCTTGTCATCCCAGACACACGAAAACTCAGGTTAGCACCTGGTCTGAACCTGAGATATTGTGGATATCTTGCTGTCTCACTCATCCACATGCCTTTAGTAAATACTAGACATCTGCTGTGTGCATAAAAACGTTTTAGATAATCAATAGGAAACGTGCTCTGTTGATCACTCCATGTATCTTTTAGTATTGATATATGCTCATCTTTAATATAATATTTGTGCTCTTCTGGGTCATCACCAAAAAACTTAAACCCCTGTTTGCATCCTCTATAATATAAGACAGTCAAATGATCTAGTTGATCATTGATTGTATATTCATTCTTCATCTAGTCACGATTTCAATAAGTCCGTCCTCTATTTGGTTTAACCATAATTTAGTAAATTCACTTACGTCTGGTTCTCCCTGATAAAACTCCACTATAACTGTAGGTTTATCAACTGTCAACTGAATTGTAGTTGTATCTGATATTGGGAATGGATAATGTTGTCTCAATAAAGTTTTATGATACCAACAATCATGCATTGGTACTATTATACTACCAATACTATGAGGTGTAAAGCTATCAGTCTCCTTTATGAAATGTATCTTTCTGCCTGTAGCAACCTTACTATCAAATCCAGAGCATGCTGCTAACCCACCAGATTCTAGTGATGTCAGTCTATTGATGCCAGGAAATCTAAAGTTTGTGTGTGCACCATTGTGATATACAATGGAATATCCTGCGGGTTTGAGTGAACAACTCTTCCATGTGCTACCAAATGATACTGTTCTATAATGAACTTGATATGTGTGACCACACTCCCGTATAATATCCTCATATCCTGCTACTTTCCCGTTGGGATTGTCTTTGATATGTGCAGATATAATATCATCCTGTGTCTCTACCATGATTTCAGTGGTAGGATCAGGATCATTGCCAAATATTTTTTTACCTTCTCTTGCTGATTTGCATGAATATACTGTTACACCGAACTGTGATATACTTTGTCCGAATGAATATTGAGATATTCTCGCATCAGGTGTAGTAGCGAGTTCTTGCATTTCAATCCTCTGCTAGTTCAGCACTAAGTGCTTCAAACTGGTCGTCAAAGTCATCTTCACTGAATATATTAACAATTTGTGCTGCAGACAATGTAGGATCTACATGAGTCTCTTCCATTATTGATTGATTCTGCCTATGTTTCATCAATTCAACCATATCTACTGATTGCTCTACACCCATCATTTGTGCTAAAACTTGTTTACTATCATCCATGTTGCATTCTGCTAGTCTTGAGTTTTCGACAGCACTGTATACGTATTGTGCAATTTGGAATCTTATAGGTTCCTCATGGTCTGGTCTCATAGAATCTAAATCCATGAACAGAGGACCGTACCACTCATCGTTATTAAGTGTACCATCATTATAGAATACTTGGAACTCCCCAGTGTCAATGTCGTAATTTTTCACGACAAAGGTTGGTGCTACCTCTGCATCTAATCTAAATTGTGGGTCTATGTCTTCTAGTGACATAATAATTCTCCTAAGTTAATTTACTTTGTTGCCACGGATGTCGCCATTACCATCACCCTCTGCGGAATCTTTATAATTCCATCCATCAACAGCATTTCCTGCAGATCCTTTTGTTCCACCTTGGTTATTTTGTGGATTGTTGCCATCAAGACCAAGACCACCACCATTACCACCAGATCTAGCGGATCCTGCTCCACCAGTTCCACCTTGTCCACCACCATTTGCTTGACCAGATTGTGCTCCATTACCACCGCTAGAACCGCCAGGATATCCTGCACCACCGCCACCGCCACCACCAGAGGTGTTGTTAGTGACATCATATTGATTGGTACACTGGTTGCCTTTCATACAGTTATTTGTTTCTGTAATAGTTTGAGTAACCGTGCCATTTCGACCTCCAGCTCCACCACCACCGCCTCCTGCGATGATGCCACCATTGTCTATGATGAATGGTGTTCTAGTATATAGTGCTCTTTGTCCGTTTTGACCGTTAGATGCTGAGTTTTGTCCTGCATTACCACCATTACCACCTCTAGCAGATATTCTAGCACCACTCTCTAATCTAAGATAGACTTTAGAATCACTACTAAAACTACCAAGATTTACTTGTTGACGACTTTTATTAGAAGTAACAGTAAGTAAACCCTTAATTTTATTACCACTGTAAAAATTAGATATCCACGATGCTAAATCAAAATTACCAGAACTATTAGTGTTTAGATCATGTTTGAATAAGAAATGCTCACCTTCATGAACAAGATTCCACGAACCACCTGACTTAACATGGACTTCCTTGACATCATACCATGACCCACCATCTTTTATGTTAACGTCTTCAATATATTGCCACGAACCATTATGTTTGATACGAAGGTGTTTGTCAAGTGCGTCCCTAACATTAGTTCCTGTGTTTGTTGTATCGTAAGGTATTGCCATAATTTAGAGATTATATTTTATAATGGATGTCTCCATTGTTTCCACCACTAGGACCTGAAGTAGATATTGTTCTTGCACCATATGCGTTTTGAGCATCAGTTCCGAATGTTGTTGCGGTAATAGTGCCAACACCAATATTTAACCCATTAAGTAAGTTGGTGCTAGGATTATACAACAAGTGAGCATTATCAGTATCAATATACTGTCTATTATATCCTCCATCATTCTGTGCTGAGAACGTTACCTGATAATCAGTGTTACCATTTACTTCATCAATATTTATGTTGTCTGCGTTAGTTGCAGTTCCAGATGTATTCTGGTTACCACCAATATTAACGCCAGGTAGATCTATGTTAGCACTACCATTAAACGATACACCACCAATATTTCTAGGAGTTGCTAGTGTTGTTGCGGTGTCTGCGTTACCTGTCAAGTTAGTAGCAGTTAGTGTTCCATTGACTGAAAGATCATTAAATGAACTGGATCCAGTGCTTGCAGTTACGTTACCAGTCAGTGCACCAGTGAATGTAGTTGCAGTGACTGTGCCTGAGAAATATCCATTTCTCCAGTCGTTTGCTGCACTACCAATATCTCTAGTTGTTCCAGATGGTACAATATCAGAGTCAATTAATGCACTGATAGTTACAGTGTCATTTGTATCACTACCAATATCGGTGTCACCATTGACTGTTAAACTACCATCAGTTACAACGTTACCTGTAGATGATGCGACTGTAAACTTGTCAGTAGTTCCATTTCTAACTGCAAAGTTTGCATCAACATCCACTGTGTCATTAAACTCAGATGTGCCTGTGACTGTTAGATTGCCACCAAGTTCAGTAGCACCTGTTCCTGTTACTCTTAGTGTACCAGTTGACTGTATGTCTAGTCCTAGTCCGTTCTTAAGTTGTAAGTCTCCTGCACCATCAATCCATGTTGATCCAGACGCACTACCACCTGTAATTTGTAAGTTACCAGTATCAGATAAACCAAACTTTGCCCATGCAGCACCAGTCCAGTAATAACCTAATTGATTACCCGCTGAAATGTTACCTAAGAATCCAAAGTCACCTGTGTTGGCAGCATTAGAAGTGCTTGGTGTTCCTGTTACAACGTTAATTTTCTTAGTTGCTTCGTTGTTTGATGCTTCACCTTTGATTGTAATATCACCAGCTTCTAAGTTCTTGCTAATGATTACATCTTCATTGACTTCAATACTACCTTTGAATACACTGGTTAACTGTGTATTCTCAACTGTAATCTTATCCCTAACAATGATTTCATCAAATACAGGACGTAAGTTTGCAGTCTCACCAACAATTGATAGTGATGGTGTATCAAGTGATGCTTCTTCACCAGTAACAGCAGAGATTCTAGTGTTACCAATAAACAAGTCACCATTACTGTTAAGACCAGAGTAGAATGCGATACCACCGTTTTCCTTCTGTGACTGTGCCAGTAGTGTCTCAGCATCAGTAAGAACTCTATTCTGAACTGAGGGTAAACCAGTTGAATAGTTACCTGGTCCGAAACCAACGTATTCAAATGTGTGGTTACCCGATCTTAGAATACTAGGTCGTCTAAGTTCAGTTGCTGTTCCACCTGTAGCATTAACCTGTACCATACGTAAGGTTTTGTCAACTTCAGATGCATCTCCATCTCTTGCTTCAAGACTAATATAGTTTGTTTGTGCAGGGTTTCCAGATCCACCAGAGTTTGCATATGAGTTATTACCTTCCTCAACATATGTGTTTACTGCTTCTTTTGTAATTGATAGAGATAGATCCTCTATTCCAGATCCATTAGTAGTCTCAACTAAACCAACAGTAATATTACTTGCAACAGATGTCGCTGCACCTGGATCTTCAATTGGATTATCCTTATCTAAGGTAGGATATAAGTTGTTAATATTCTGTGCAAATGAGAAGTCTGATAGGTTACCATTTGTAGGTGATATACTACCTTTCAATACAGTGACGTAGTAAATACCATCTTGAACTGACTGCTTAAGTTCTTGTGCTACTTCTATATCATAGATGTAGTAAACGTTTGCGTAATTTGTAACACTATTCCTAACTTGAATTACATAACCATTAATCGGTTCTCTTGACAATGCTGAAGAATTATCTACAGTATAACGCATTCTATATGTTCTATCTCTAGATGATCTGTTGTCAGCAATACGTTGAGTGTATGAAGATCCAGTAAATAATGAGTTGGCATAGAATGATTCATTACCCAAATGGTAGTGTATACCTTTATAGTTTGTTGTACCATTTACAGTACTGTCACCAGATGTAGAAGCAGTTACCCTAACATACCAGTTTTGATGATATGTGTCATATTGTAGTGGATGATTAGTGTCACCAGGTGTAAACTGTTGCTCTGTTACATTAGTGTATGTTGCATCTGTGGGTGATGCACTACCATCTGGAGTTACCAGTGCTGCAAATGTTGACTGAGTTGATCCATCTATCAATGATACGTATAACTTATCTTGTTTTCTAGCACCAATACTGAAACCCTGTAGTTTATATGGGGGTTTAGTTGCAACAGATGTATATCCATAGAGATATAGTCTCGTGTTAACTGCACCAATATATGCCCATGTAATCTCATTATCTACGACAACCCCAGATGTATGAACAGGACCTCCTCCTGCTCCTGCTGTAGATCCAGATCCTGCAACTGCTGTTGCTAAGTATGCATTACCACCATTAACTACTGAGTCGCCAACTGATATACCTGATTGGTTGATAGCCCAGTTACTATTACCTTGTGATGCATTGTCTTGTATTTTCTGTACGTCAAGTGCAACATAACCAACAGGTATTTCACTGACAGTTCCTTTGTATGCTGCTTTACCAGAACCAGATGTTGCACCATTTAAGTTTCTATATCCTCTGTTTAGTGTTAACTCTCCACTTGTACCGTTGACTGCAGTAACAAGGTAGGATTCTATGTTATCTGAGGTTTCAAATCTTACATAATCACCAGCTACAAT